CAATTAATTTTTTTCACTAACTGTCGTTTGTCCCAAAAGGCAATTTCTTTGGGGTCAGTAGCTTCTTTCTTTTTAGCCTGTAGTTCTTTACGTTCAGCGTACCAACGTTCAAGTAAGCCTGGAACCACACCTTTGCGTTCATACGTAACTATAGTTCCATTAGCAGTCAACATCCACGGCTGATTGCTGTTAAAAATCATGTGCCAAATGTCTGCGGCACTGTGTACAGTACTGTCTCCATCTTGCCAGTCTACTGTTATTTCTGTACCTTTTTGTTGTTCCATAACTGCCGTATACTCTAGCGAGGCAAATACTCCTTCCCAAGCTGCCGCAAATGTCTTGCCCCTGTCAACAATTTCATTTATGTACCGGTCAGTCATTACAGGACGTAGTTGTCCGACAACAGTTTCCATTCCCATATTTAATGCTCGTATAGCCGATGGATACAGGCTGTTAATGTCAACTGCGCCTACCCATTCATGCATGCCTTTTTTTGGATAAGCTACATAAGCTCCGGCTGCCGCGGTATCGTCATCTGTCAATCTTTGTTTGCGATTGGGCACTACTAGCCCACGTTCATGTGCTTCTACGATAATAGCCTGTTCTGTAACAGCCACGGCTCCCATGGTGGTCGGAATCAACACAGTATTGGCATGCGCCAATTCATTGGCTAAGTCTATAAACTTTAACTTTGAATCTAACTTATTAAGCAATAACGTGTCGTGTCTATTATATTCAATAAACTTTTTAAAGTTTTGATTATATAATTGATCTAGCGTACCTTCATAAGCTGTTTTATGTTCATTAAGCTCATATTCACAAATGGCGTCTAAACTATAGCTGTGTCGTTCTTCGTAAGTGTATTTTCTATACAACTGCATGTAGTCCATGTGTACACGTCCGACGATATCATATGTAGTATTGGTAGCCCCAAACCTATCAAATTCTCGTTCTTTAGGATACTGACCCCACAAACAAAATCTGCGTGTGTCATCTTTGCTGAGTACACGTTTGATACGATTGACTGTATAAGGTATATCATATCCCTCGCTGTTCCATCCAGACAACACGTCGGCATCTTCAATTAAATCCAAGAAAGTTTTCAGCATATCTGCTTCATGCTCAAAAACTATACAGTTACTGAAATCAGCAGTTACTTCCTTTGCTGTTTCTATAGTCATATGTTTGGGCGGAATAGTCAGTGTTACTAATTGATCTAACCACTGTAGATAAACTGAAATGGCAGTTATGGCATTGAATGGATCAGTAGTGGGTGAATAACCGCGTTCTTTATGGAAGTCTACTTCAATGTCAAAAAATGCCACTTGCAATTCAGGAGCATCAACTCCCTTGTAGTTTTCTTCTAAGCAACGGAATATGGGATTGATATCGGCTTCGTATAGCTGTTTGCCTTTTTGTATGGCAACTTCGCGCCTAAATTCTTTGGCAGTACGTGCACTAAATCTACTAACAGGTGTACCATAGATAGATTTAAATTTGCCCCTAACATCATCATAGTAAAATATATAATCCGCTGGATACTCTTTATAAACACGTTCTCCGTTGACTCGCTCAACCACGTGTATTCTGTCATGTTCACGATCATATAAACTGTCAATGTAGCTGATATTAATTCTCCATTTTAACTAATACTAATAAATGCTTATGTAGATACACTTTACAGGCAAAATATTCTCCAAATGAATTGAATACAAAAGCAACCAAAACTTTCGGAGAATTATATTCAGATACTATTGCTCGAGAAAACAAAATCAAGCAATATTACAATTTAGTCACTAAATGGGGCTTATAGAGTCTTTCCGACAGTGGTCAATATTTGCTCTAAAAGACTATGATCATCTTGTGTGCGACCAAATTCAGCCTTGTGAGCAATTTTAATTGCTTTCTTTAAAATGCCAGGTTTGATTTCTAATTCTTCAGCGATGGCTTTGACAGTGTCATTTAAGCCTGTAGTCAAAGTTTCAATTTCAAATGTCACTGCCATTCCTTCATTGATAATTTGTTCAAGTTTTTTAGTTTGTTCTGCTGTAAATACGCGATCTGACATAAGTTCTCCTTTAATAATACATTATACATTAAGTACCAAATACTACCTATTAATTTGGCTACTTTTAGATATTTTGGTAGCGAATCAAAATATCAGGGCAGTAGCCGCCCAGCCTCGCAACTAAATGCGGTCCTAAGGCCATTCTATTCGAAAGCAAACAGTGTGCCAAATGGATCTTTCGATTCAGTTGGCATTAGGTTGCTTCCTCGACATCTATAATAAGTTTGATTATAACTATGTAGTACTTCTACAGTAGATACGCTAGGAATCTTGAGCATTTTGTAAATCTCATCTGTGCAAAAACTTGACTGTGCTTGAGTAAAATCTTCATGTTTAATTAAACCCTGCTGATCCAATGCTTTATAAAAGTTATTTTTTGGAACTGAATCACTGGTTATTCTTTGAGCTAATGCTGACAACACATCGCGTATATTTTGATTACGTTGTGTCAATTTATTCTGTAGTGCCGTATCAACACCTGCGCCGTATACTTCCTTAAGTACGTTGGCAACGTCTTTTTCATTTACTATAATAGCATAGTCTCTGTGTGCTTGACTCCACTCGTTTTTGTCTAATAATACAGTTGGACAAGAATGTGCTGTTTCTAATGCTCCCAATCCAAATGTTTCACTGACTGCGGGATGATAAGCCGCCCCGAGACTTTGTATTATACGTGTTTTCTCCATACCTGTCACACCCACGTGTATTTTGTATTCAATGCCTTCTTTTTTGAAACGTTCTTGGAACTTCTTAGCACTGGTTTCGGATGGCACTAGAACCACAGCTGGCAAACCAGATGCTTTTAGTGCGGCAATATACGCTTCGGGATTTTTACGTGGTTCCCACGGTCCTACAAAACCAACTCCCCAACGTTCAACGGGCAGTGAAGAGAAATTAAGTAATTCTTGCTCTGGTACTAAGGGCGGAACAACTAAACACTCATCTGTTTTATTGGGATATTGTATACGGGCATGTGACTGTATCCAATTACTTTGACATGCTAACACAACATCAGGTAAGTTACACAATGCTCTATAATGATCAGTTACCCCTGGGGAAAAAATATCATGTAATACTTTAATGCCTGCTTCTGACTCATGATGTGTTGCGTGTAATACTGTACAATATTTGTGTACCCCAATACTGGTAACAGCATCTAATGCTTCTCCTACATTAGTAACTATCATATCATATGTATGACTGCGTAAAGCTTTGACCAAGGAATTTCGAAAATTTAATGATAACGCTGTATCAAAAGGTTTTGAAAAAGAACTAAGTTCTTTATATATTGAATCAACTATAGTATTGTCTGGTTGTATCCATTGTACTCGTTGTTTGTATGCTGAAAATAATCCATTATCTCTAACCGCAGCATCTGATATAATGTCAATATGATATCCTGCGTCCAATGCCCAGTCAATAATGCTTTTTGAATAAGCACCAACACCTCTGTATACAAAGTTATTGCGGGCTACTAACATACCAATTCGTTTAGTAATTTTTACAGTCATATGCTATGTTAGCATATTTATCTTGGTTTGTCAACTATACGGGAGCAAATGGCAAAACTGGTCGATCTCTTTCAGGATACGCAGAGTCTGGTTCTGGATAGATAGGATAAGGATACACAATTAATCCAACGTGCTGTCAATAACGTTTGGGCAGGATATATTACTGCTGGTCTTCATTGTGTGGTTCCCACGAGTAATCAACATTTACTACTGTTTTGTTTTTCTTGGCATAGTAAGCTTTGGGATCAAAGTTGTCTTTGGTAACTTTAATTGTTTTGTTTGTACCGTCGTCAAAATATATTTTCCAAATATAATACTGCCCAGGTTTCAACTCTTTATCTTTTTTAATAGCTTCTGCCAATGCCCGTTCTAAATTTTCTACTCCTTCGCAATGCCATTTACGCAAAGCCTTGTTGATACGACTATTTGGATCACGTTTGGTTTTTGCGCCGGCACGATGTTTTTTCATGCCTTTCATGCGAGCACAGAAACTCTTGCGACGTTTAGCCGCTTTACTGCCTTTTTTAAGTTTGCTAGGTTTGGTTGTCACGGCTGTTTGTAACTTGCTGCCAGGATGGCTACGACGATAACTGTCGACACCTTTTTTATTTAATCCGCCGTTTTTATTTTTGCCTTTGCTAGTCTGCCAAGCTTCGGCTTCATTTAACAGAGATTGATCATCCATATCATCATACATTTCCCAGACGACATCTTCGTCTATCTGATTCAAACTGGCTAGTTCACTGACCATGGCTTCTATCATGTCAAATTGTTTATTAGCTTCGTCATCTTCTCTGATGGGAAGACTGACATCTCTATCTTCTATATCGTCCCCGTACTTTTCATCTTCTATTTTTTCTATAACTCTCAGTATATAGTTTCTATAATTATCACCAATTATTGTTTTAGGTATAGCTATCTTTTTTATTTCTGTTCCACGTTGTGTAATAGTGGCAATTCTAGTTGTAATGTCAAAATCTATTCTATAAGGAGGAATAACCAGACTAGTGGGAATATCAATTCTTTCGGGCGGTCTTCCATAGGCTTCTGACACACCTTGGTCTTTGACTAATCGTAATGCTGTAGCCGGTAAGTTATTTGCCTGACCGCCATCGTCTAGGTCAATGTAATAGGTTTTTGGGGCGCCTTTGTGTGCGCCATGTTTAATTTCTCTAATCCAACCTGTCTTACCAGCGTGTTCGCCTTTGACAACTTTTACCTTCTTGGCTAGACCCTTGCCTTCCGCCACACCTTTGCTCATAGTAGGACCTGTTGTAGGTAGTTCTTCAAACTCAGCGTATGCATCAAATACATCCTTATAGCCTTGTTGCTGGGCTAGTTTGTCAAAGTAATTGTATGATACTCGGTATTTCTGCATTAGTGGTTTTAATGCATCTGTTGGGTCAATGTCTGGATAGCCCTGTGTTAGTGCAGAAATAACTTCTGGCCAGCTTGGACCACCAGAGCCTTCCGCCACACCTTCGTCTAATTGATCATCACTGAATTCTATGTGATCGTAGGCGCTCCATGGTTTACCAGTACGACCGTCAACATATTCGTCATTAGGACCATAATCAGAGTGTTCATAGTAATCATGACTGACCATGTCTACGCCGTCGAAATCTGCGGTATAGTCGATATAATACTTTCTAACTTTACCGTCAGGACAATGTACCCCACGGCTTAGGATTTTTTCTACTGCTTCTTGTGCATCAATAATCTTTTTTATCGGGCTACCGCCCTTTCTTGCTATATCTGCTAAACGACTCAGATCATGTGTGTACCATGCTTGAGCTAATGCATGTAGATACCCCATGCCATCGTCACCATTGCCACCTTGACCTGGGGCAAATTCATCTAACTGGGAGCCTTTCGCCACACCTTGTTGACTCATATCAGGATATTTGGCCATGATAGTTGAGCCGTCTAACTTACCAGCACTTGCTGGGTAAATGGTCATGAATGGAGGGTGTACAAATGTACTTTTAGCAAGAGCATTTTTAATTACTTCTTCTGCTCGGTCACGACTTATAGGTTTTGTTCTTTGTACCATTGCTTGACCTGAACGATTATGTTGTACTATGCAGGCAACATACGCATCATCACCTTCACCTTCCGCCACACCTTCTTCACCAACTAATTCTTTAGTTTTAGCATTATCATCCAGGCCCATATCTTTTCTCATTTGTGTATAGGCTTGTTTAAATTTATCTTTTGTTGATGGCATTCTAGCGGCATCATATGCTTTTGCTGCTCTTTCTTCTGGACTTGGCTTTTTCTTTAATATGTTTAAATTTATTTCGTCAAGTTCACTTTCTGGAATAGATTTTAAATCAGTGGCTTCTTTAAATTGTCCATATGGCATATCAGCATGTACCGTTGGATCAATCTTGTTAAGCATTTCATGTGCTTTCTTTGCTCTTAATTTTAATGGATAATCTTTTTTACGTAAAAATTCTAATAAGTCAGCCAATAAATAAGTTTCCCACTCATCACCATAACGACTTACATATTTTTCTTTTACATTACTTACAGTTGGTTTAGCAACGCCAACATCTTTTCCAATAAAATCCCCCATTAATCCATCATCACTAGGTGTTAATTGTACTACTTCACCTTCAACAATTTTATCTGCCCATTCTTCTAATTCATTGGCTTCTTTTACTTCAGTAATATTTTTGTTTAACTTATTTAAAATAGGTAATACATTTTTTATTCTTGGGTCTAATGTTGATTTTGTAAACAATTCATTTATATTGCTTTCTTCAATTTGTTCTTCGTTTAATACAGGTGTATAACTTTCAAAATAGTTATTATAACCACGTTGACTAATCATACGACTTAATGTTTCACGCAAATTATTATAATGATTAATACCTTCATTAATTAAACTGTTTGCGCTTTCATTAAATTGTCCATTGCGTACAGCACGCACAAAGCCTGCCATTTTTGTATATTCTTCTACTAAACTTGTAATATGTGAGCCACGTTCATCGTATGGTGTGCCACCTTCAGCAACGTGACGAGCATATACTTTAGCAATGCCTGGTCTACGTGTTGGCAATAAGAAACGTTCACCATTTGTATTTTCTACAAAGATTTTTTCTATGTTGTGATAGCGTTTGTCAGTTTCACTTAGTTGTTTACTATGTTGAAGTATAACTTTAACTGTTGGTATGCTATCGTTGTAACTTGCTTTACGGTTAATTGGATGATAGCCTTCACCTAATGCTTCTTTCTGTTTAGTATGTTCACGTTGAGCCATATCTGCATGTAAGTGATTGCGATTTGATAAATCAAAACCCAATTGTCTACGCATACACCATTTTTTTAATGTTTGTAAAAAGTCACTAAAACTTTCATTTTCTCTAACATCATCATCTTTGTCCATTACGGTATCATCATAATAAACTTTTAAATTGCTAGCATCATCAATTGTTACCCATACAGGATCTTTATTAAATTTAAATTTGAACACATCTGCTGTAGCGGGAACAGGACTTGCTTGACCTTTACTATCAATTGGTGTTGGTTCGTAGCCTCTGCTACGTAACAGATCATATAAATTTTGATTAAAACTTTCTTGTGAAATAGCCATATATTTATTTATCACATTTTAAACAATGGCATAGAATGGCAATGGTGCTACATACTCATCGTGATCACGCATTTGCGTTTCTAATTCATTATGAAAATCACTTAATTGTGTTAGCATTCGCACAGCCAAAACACTAGCCATAACTAAATCGTCAGTTTCTCCAATTTTAGCAGCATAACTTCCGCCATGCGCCACAAATGTTTTAAGTTCACTTATAAGACTTTTACTGTGTATTTTTAATTTTTTACTTTCCAACAACGATTTTAATTTAGCGCAGGCAGTTAATTTTTGTCTGTGGGTTGTGTTAAATCCCTTGCGTTTTTTACCCGGCTCACTAATAAAGATTCCAGGAATATTACTTTCACCATATTCAGTAAGACTAATAAGTGCGGCTTCGCCTATGCTATTATTTTCAATACTATAATAAATGCTTGTTGGTTCTTTGGTGCATTCTTCAATATACTTACAGATATTAGACAATAGTTTGACTTGATTTGGGATATCAGTTTTATTATGTTTCCATTCACCTATTTGCGTAGTACTATTGGCTTCATATATTTCTATTGCTGCTGGATCGCCACCTGTTCCCAAACTAGGATCAAGTGCTACGCAATAAATATTTCCCTTAGTTGGCTTTTTATACCAACGTACTTGTCCCATACGATCTATAGGTTCAATGCCTTCTAATTGAATTAATGTGTTTGGATTGATAAGTGTTTCATCAGCGATAATAAATTCGCAACCAATTTCACGATTGAAACGATCTTCACCTAATTGTGATTTCATTTCTTCAGCCCATTTTTCATCACGATCAGGGTGTTCTTGCCAGTGTGCCCTATATGCTCTAAATCCGTTTACACCTACTTCAGTAGTGTTACCATAACTATCTTCTGTTTTATTAGCACCTTTCCATATCAGTGCGAATTGATCTTCGTCACTGTTTGGTGTACTTGTGATAATTGCTTTACCACCAGTTGATAATGTTGGGGTAATACTTGTCCAGAATGCTTCAGCGATTGTTGGTCTTACGAACGCAAATTCGTCAAGATATAATAATGAAATTGCCATACCACGACCAGTGGTTTCAGTAGTAGTTGCGCTGACAATACGACTACCATTTTCAAAGTCTAGATTACCTTTATTATATGTGGTTGCGCCTGCTTTAATATGATTTGGGCAGTGTTCATAAGCATAGCGTATACGCTGCATGATTTCTTGAGCACCACTATATTTGTGAGCAGCAATTAATATTGTGCTGTCTGGTATAAACATTGCGTACCACAACAAATATCCAGCCGCACTAGTAGTTTTACCTGTTTGACGTGGCA